CAGCAACACCGGCACCAGCGGCTCCTACAGGAGATGCCGCTAAGAATCCAGTCGGTACTACTAACGCGGCAACCGCAATTCCGACAGGTGGTTTAGAAAATCCAGCTAATCAAGCAAAACCTACTCCTGCACCTGCGGCGGCACCTGCTGGCGCACCTGCAAATGTTACAGCACAAGGTTCTGAATTTGGAACAGATGCTACATTTGCCAAGCCAGATGCTGCACCTGCGACAGGCCAAGCGGCACAAAAACGAGTTTATAATGGTCCGCGTGACACAGTTGGACATATGGCGACGGCACCTGCGGCAGCACCTGCGGCAGCACCTGCGGCAGCACCTGCAGCTGCACCAGCAAAAAGCGAAGCTGAAAAAGCTGACGATGCACAATATGCGGCAGCCGACGCTCAAAATCAAGCGAATGCGGTAAAAACAACCCAAGAAATGCCAGCCGGGCCAGCAGCAATGGGCGAAAGTACTAGCTTCCGTAATGACGAATTGACTAGAATTGTTAATTTGGTACACTATCGTTGATTGAGTAAAATACTCGTATTTTCAGCAAGATTTCTCTTGCAATGCTAAATAAAAGCGTATACAATAACATGTATGCGCTTTTTGTTTATGTAGATCATAAATGAATATTAGGCAAATAAAAAAGCACATAAAGGCTAACAATAGGAGAATATTATGGCAACTTTAGCTGAAATTAGAGCAAAACTTAAGGCATCGGAATCAAAAGGTTCTGGAGAAAGAACAGGCGGAGATAAATCAATTTATCCGTTTTGGAACTTAAAAGAAGGTAGCGAATCCGTTATGCGATTCTTACCAGACGGCAACACAGATAACACATTTTTCTGGGTTGAACGTGCAATGATCAAACTTCCCTTTGCAGGTATCAAAGGCGAATCAGAAAGCAAAAACATCACAGTACAAGTACCATGCGTTGAAATGTATGGCGACACTTGTCCTATTCTTTCAGAAGTACGTGGATGGTTTAAAGATCCAGCATTGGAAGATATGGGTCGTAAATACTGGAAAAAGCGTTCATACATTTTCCAAGGATTTGTTGTTGAGGACGGTCTAGGCGAAAAGGCTGAAGAACAGCCAGAAAATCCAATACGTAGATTTATTATCGGCCCACAAATCTTTACAAGCATCCGTGCTGCTTTGGTTGATCCAGAGTTGGAAGATTTGCCAACTGACTACGTGCATGGTCTAGACTATCGCATGAAGAAAGGTAGCAAAGGCGGTTATGCTGACTACTCAACATCTAGTTGGGCACGTCGTGAGCGTCCATTGAGCGATGCTGAACAGGCTGCTATTTCTCAATATGGTTTATATAACTTACAAGACTTTTTGCCTAAGAAACCTGGCGAAGTTGAGTTAAAGGTTATGAAAGAAATGTTTGAAGCATCAGTCGACGGCGAACCATATGATATGGAACGTTGGGGACAATATTTCAAACCAGCAGGGATGAGCCAAAATACTGGAGATCCTGTTAAGTCAACTCCTAAAGCATCTTCACCAGCAACAGATGACATCGACGAAGACGATACACCAGTATCTAAGTCGACACCTGCACCAAAAGCAAGTGCTCCGACATCTACAGAGGGTGGCGATTCACGTGCTCAAGATATCTTGGCAATGATTCGCAATCGTCAAAAACAATAATCGGTTAGGGCCTCTACAACTTAGTTGTACGCCCTAGTCATCTACAAAAACAGGAGAATTAAATGGCTAAATTAAGCAAACTAAGCAAAGTAAATGAATCAATTACTATTAACCGTTATGATAATGGCTTTATGGTAGAAGTTGGTGGTCGTGATGACGAAAGCGAGTGGAAGACCGCAAAAGTTCTTTGTAGTACAGAAGAAGAAATGCTTGCTGTAGTACAAGAATGGAACACAATGGACTTGGATAACTAATATGGCAACTAAAGCGTTTGATTTATCAAAGTTTAGAAAAACTTTGACCAAGTCAATTGACGGACTTGGAGTAGGATTCAATGATCCTACAGATTGGGTTAGTACAGGCAACTACACACTTAATTATTTAATTAGTGGCGACTTCCATAAAGGAGTCCCACTAGGTAAAGTAACTGTGTTTGCCGGCGAAAGCGGTGCAGGTAAAAGTTTTATCTGTTCGGGTAATCTAGTACGTAATGCACAAGCTCAAGGCATTTATGTTATCTTAGTTGATACAGAAAATGCGTTAGATGAAAAGTGGTTACACGATTTAGGTGTGGATACTAGCGAAGATAAACTTCTTAAACTCAACATGGCCATGATCGATGATGTGGCTAAAACTATTCATGAGTTTATGAAAGAATATAAAGAAATGACTGAACGACCAAAAGTCCTGTTTGTCATAGACAGCTTGGGTATGTTACTTACTCCTACTGACATTAATCAATTTGAAGCAGGTGACCTTAAAGGTGATATGGGTCGTAAACCTAAAGCACTTACAGCACTTGTTCGTAACTGTGTAAACATGTTTGGTAATTATAATGTTGGTATGGTATGTACTAATCATACATACGCAAGCCAAGATATGTTTGATCCAGATGACAAAATTTCAGGCGGTCAAGGATTCGTTTATGCAAGTTCTATCGTGGTTGCTATGAAGAAGTTAAAGTTGAAAGAAGACGAAGACGGCAACAAAACTAGCGAGGTAAATGGTATTCGTGCAGCATGCAAAATTATGAAAACACGTTATGCTAAACCGTTCGAGTCAGTGCAAATTAAAATTCCATATGAAACTGGAATGAATCCTTATAGCGGTATGGTTGATATGCTTGAAAAGCAAGGACTTCTTGTACAACAAGGTAATCGTTTAAAATATGTTGATCCAACTACTGGAGAAGAAACCTTATTGTACCGAAAAGAATGGAAAGATGATAAATTAGATATGGTAATGGCAAATTATCATTTAAAAATTAAACCAACTACCATTCCAGAGGAGATAGAAGAGAATGTTGAATGAAACACAAGTGGGCGATATTTGGCTAAACTTTGTTGAGTATATTGATAAAAAACAATTAGAAACAGTAGCAGAACGCTATGTTGATCTATTGGCAGATTTCGGTGTACCGGATAAAGTTTTTAAAGAAGCATTAGGTGTAGACGAAACACTTGATCAAGCAATCGGATATTATCTCAATGATGACGAAGATATCGAAGATGACGAAGATTACGGCGAATTGGAGTTTTAATGGGTTGGTATTCTGAAGTTAGTAAAGATATTTCTAAAATTCCAGATGCCGTTGATTACTTTAACGATCAGTTAATTGATGCAGCTAAAGAATGTAAGATTGTTGGAAATGTTGAACGTGCCGCGGCATCGATGCCAGGCATTGTCGAGCATAGATTCGGTCAATTACAAGAAATTGAAGCAATTTTAGAATACCTTAACATTGAATTAAGACGTCTTAAGAGTCAACATTTTCGTAAATACTTGGAAAACTATCAACGTGCCTTAAGTAGTCAAGATTGCCATCGTTATGTAGAAGGTGAAGCAGATGTTGTTGACTTTGAAAAAATTATCAACGAATTTGCTTTACTACGTAATAAGTGGTTAGGTATTACTAAAGCACTTGATCAGAAACAATGGCAAATCACAAATATTGTGAAGCTACGTGTTGCTGGTATGGAAGATGCAACTTTATAATCAATTTGCCCAAAAGGTACACAATAGGCCTTAAATAATATTGAGGCCTATTTTTTTCTAATTGGTTGACCTTTAACAATCGTTAGTGTACACTTACTTTATTATGACTGTAGATAACTTATTAATTAAAATTTCTAATGCAACTAACCCTGCCATTGAAGACCAAATATCTGGTCGAGATTGCAAAGTGTTACGTAGCCTTGCATCTTCTGTAAATTCGCATATTTTTATCACAGAAAATCAAAGTCGATTGCTAGTCAAAATTCTTCGAGAAAATTCTGAAAAAATCAAGAATTTTTCAGAAGAAATTAAAACCACATTATCTGATATTTCTTGGTCTAAACCTTTTAGACACATAGAACAAATTAAAAAACTTTATATTAAAAAGAACGAAGAGCAAGAATCCATACTTTTTATAGAAATGTCATTTTCTCAAGAAATTCGTCAAATTTTGACAAATTTGACAAAAACTACAGATGGGCTTACTTCGCACGTAAACACTAAAAATTGGCAATGCGAGCTGACTGAAAAAAATATCGTTGCTCTATATGAAGCTCTCAGTCCGTTTGAGTTTGAAATTGACGAAGCTATTACAGACTACTATAAAACCATAAAATCATGGTCGAAAACCGAAATTTTTGACCAATTTTTAATCACCGACATTGAACATAAAAATTTTCAAAAAGCTATTACCGATGACTTAGGGCTGTCAACATCGATTGATCAAAATATCATCAATGACCGAAGTATGCGATACCAGTACTTGGTCGAAAATGCAAAAAATCCAGGTGAAAATTTAACAGAGTACATTGCTAACCGGTCAAAAACCAGAGTATATGTGGACAAAAAAACTCATTCAATTTCAGATACCATAGAGTCTTTGGTCAATTTACGTAGATTACCATTATTGGTTGTATTTGACACTTATGTGAATAACAAGTATTTTGAAAATTTACAAATTTTATCAGAAGCCCTGGAAAATAATGGAATTTTTGATCGAATTGGTGTATATTTTAGATTACCCAATGACGAGACTGGAAAACATTTTAATCAGTTAATCAAAGAAAAAGAATATAATTACAGACTAGATGACGACACACAAGTAGCTGTTGTAATGAGCGGGAAATTACCGAAATTTTTCTTAACTAATGCATGGAAGCCGATGAGCGTACTTGCTTTGGATACTAAAATGGGTTTACGTCACGGCAAAACTAGTGTATACTCTAACTGTTGCGATTTAATAGTCGAGTGGGCAGACGAGCCAGTTACTATGGATCTTAGAATAAAAATATGACTGTAAAATTAGTAATTAGAGACGAAGTAAATATCAAACTTGAAGGCTTACCGTTGGAAGCTCGAAAGAAATTAGCAAATACATTCAAATATGTAGATCCAACGGCACGCTATCGCCCAGCTTATAAATTAGGTCGTTGGGACGGCAAAGTTAGCATGTTTGGACTTGGGGGTAACGGTTACTTGAGTCAATTAGAAAGAGTACTTGCGGTATTATCCGACATGGATATAGACATCGATGAATTAGAAGATTTGCGTACTACTAAAAAAATATCGTTTGAACCAGTAACAGAAACATACTGGGCCGATCAAGGTAAAGTATGGCCAAAAGGTCATCAACAAGAAGGCAAACCTATTATGTTGCGTGATTATCAAGCGAAGCAATTAATAGATTTTTCGAAAATACACAAAGTCTTCAAGAAATTGCAACAGGCGCAGGCAAAACAATTACTACAGCAACACTAAGTCATTGTGCTGAAAAATATGGAAGAACTATTACGATTGTTCCTAATAAAAGTCTTGTTGAACAAACAGAAGAAGATTTCATCAACGTAGGACTAGATGTAGGTGTATACTACGGGGACAGAAAAGATCTAAACAAAACACATACAATCTGCACTTGGCAAAGTCTTAATATTTTAGATAAAAAAAGTAAAAATCACGAGTATGATATTGTATCGTTAGCTGAATTTTTAGATGGTGTTAGAACGGTGATAGTAGACGAAGTTCATATGGCAAAAGCAGATGTACTCAAAAATTTACTTACACAAAATCTATGTAATGCACCTATACGTTGGGGATTAACTGGAACAGTTCCTAAAGGAGACTTTGAAGCAGAACCTATTTTTGCCAGTCTTGGGCCAGTTGTTGGTGGAATTAAAGCTCACGAATTGCAAGAAATGGGTGTGCTATCAGCATGCCATGTTAATGTAGTACAGATGATAGATTTACCAGAGTTTAAGACATATCAAGAAGAATTAAAATATCTTGTTACTGAAGAAAACAGGATGATATATATCAGCAATTTAATTAAAAAAATATCACAATCAGGCAACACATTAGTTCTAGTTAATAGAATAGATTCAGGCAAATTTTTAGTAAATGAAATACCAGATTCAGTTTTTATATCAGGGGCGGTCAAAACTACTGATAGAAAAGAAGAATATGATGAAATTAAAACAAGCGATAATAAAGTAATTGTTGCAACATTCGGTGTTGCTGCGGTTGGAATTAATATTCCCCGTATTTTTAATTTGATTTTATTAGAACCAGGAAAATCATTTGTTAGAGTTATACAAAGTATAGGCAGAGGCATCCGTAAGGCAGAAGATAAGGATTTTGTACAAATCTGGGATCTAACCAGTACTTGTAAGTGGGCAAAGCGCCATCTTACAGAAAGAAAGAAATTTTACAAGGAAGCCAAGTATCCATTTACTTTAGATAAAGTGGATTGGCAAAAATAAGGAACTATGCAGATACTAACATTAGATAACGAAATGTTTTCGTTGAACAATTTACCCGAGGAGGTAGACGAAAATACACGTTTTGCGGTATTAGATAACAGTGATCCCAATTCGCCTGATTTCTTTTTTATGCCGTTAATATTTTTAGAAAGTTTTAATGCTCCAGCAATTGTATTGCAAATTGGAGATAATGAAGTTACTATGCCGATAGATTGGAGCATAGCGGTCGGAGATAGTTCAAGTAGTTGTGATATCGAAGTATTACCGTTAACTAGCTTAAATGATCGAGGATTTGAAGCACTATGTTTTAATCCATTAAGTAGTTTTAGAATCGAATTTAAACCTATTAAAATACTTAACTTTTATAACGATGTAAAATGGTATTTTCCTAAAATGAAGAATGGACAACTACTAGCTACTCCTACAAGTACCGGGTCAAAACCAGATTGTGTTTATTTTGTTAAAGAAATATCACGACAAAGCGAATTAATTCAATTGGATAAACTATTATGACATTAAAGATAGCATATTTTCAACCTACTATAATTTGTATAGATAATGTTCCTCCGCAGGAATATAGTAAAATGTATACACTAGTAGATGCAATGCACTTGCAAGATGGCGCCAATGATGCGGGAGATCCGACTATTAGTGTTAGAGGTGGACATCAGGTACAAATTTTCCCTAATGATAAAGATGTTGATGTGACATGGTTAATCAAATACATTAAAGGTATTTGTCAAGGTTATATGGAAATTGTAACTCAACAATCCGGCGCAGAAGATCTTAAGTTGTGCGATATTGTTGTTACTAGTATTTGGACTATTAGACAATATCCTGGAGATTACCAAGAAATGCATAGCCATCCTGCTGGAAATATCAGCGGGAATGTATACATCAGTGCACCAGAATTAGTAGATAACAGTCAACCGAGTGATGCACAAATTTTATTTAGATTACCTGTAACTAAAGATGTAAACAGGTTTGTCATGACTGATACATGGAAATACGATCCTACACCGGGCACAGTTTTAGTATTCCCAAGCCATATTCCACATACTGTGTATCCTTGGAAAGGCAATGGTACTCGGACAGTGTTAGCGTTCGATGCTAGATTAATTCCAAAAGAGGAATTGTTCCGTGGGTAATCTTAAACCAGGCGTAAACTACATTTATGAGCGCAACGGTACTGTTACGTATGCTCGCGAATTTGGTGCAGACCCTAGTACTAGAAAAGCAATTGGATGGGATTACGATCCCGAAGAATCGAAACGATTTGATGTGCGTAAGGAAATCGGCAATAAAGAATTAGCTGATCATAATGAATGGATTAAAATTCGTCTAGCAGGAAAGAGCAATCCTGCCTTGCAAAAAGCTATAGATCGTGTTAAAATATTATATAAACTAAGTCAAGAAAAATATGAGTGATAAGATCGAATTAAAAGAAAAGATAGCATTTGTAGACATGAATGTTCGCGCGGCATGGGACGAAATGACTGTCGAACAACAAAAAAGTCTAAAAAGTGAATTCTTTATTTTAAACAGGTATCTTAGTAGTGCTCAAGATCAAAAAAGAGAAATACAGGAACATTTTGTATTAACTGTAAACGAATACTTTAATAAAAATTGGAATGATTTACAAAAACATCCTAAATTATTATGGTTGTTATTGTGTATGTGTAGTTATAATGGCGAAAAAACATTTTACCATAATTGGATAGGGCCTAAGAAAAAAACAGGTACTGGCGGTAAGAGATATAAATTTTTAGAAGAAATTTATCCTAATCGTAAACGAGATGAGTTAGAGTTATTGGCTGAAATAACTACAGACAAAGAAATGAAAGAGCTAGCAAGAAAATACGGAATGGACGAAGCAACCATAGCTAAAAAATTAAAATGATGGCATTAGTTAATCAACCATATTCCTGTGGACATTGTAGCAAAGGCTTTATGCAAGAAAAGACTTTGTTTGTACATGTGTGTGAGCAAAAACGCAGGCATCTAGCACAAAAAGAAAAACATGTAGTTCTTGCGTTTGATACATTTCAAAAATTCTATAAAATAGTTCAACCCAATAGTAAACAGGAAAAAACATATGAAGATTTTTGTAAAAGCAGTTACTATAATGCTTTTGTTAAGTTTGGCAGTTTTGTCAGCAATGTTAATCCTCTCTACCCGGAAAAATTTATCGATTATGTTGTCCGCTCTGGAGTCAAGCTCGACCACTGGTGTAGAGATGAACTCTACACCCAATACGTACTCGACCTTATCAGAAGAGAAACCGCCGAAACCGCAACACAAAGATCGATCCAAACGATGATGGATTGGGCAGATGATCATAACGCACAATGGAATCATTATTTTTTATATGCTAGTCTAAGTAGAGCATGCTATGATATCAAAGATGGAAAACTTAGTCCTTGGTTAATCTTAAACAGTTCTAATGGAAAAGCTATGCTACAAAAATTTAGCGATGATCAATTAGGACATATACAAAATATTATTGATCCACAATTTTGGGTTAGCAAATTTAAAAAATTACCAGAAGATGTAATGTTTGTAAAAGAAGTTATTAAAGAGAGTAATATATAATGGGTGTTGAATTATTATTTCCTACAGCAATATATACAGATAAAATAACTGAAATTGAAGAAACAAATGCCGATTTGTTATCTAAAATAAAAGCCATACAATCGACAACTAAATCAGGAAGCGAGATGTGGATTAGTCCTACATACAATACATTAGGCACACATGACATTTCTAAAGATATGGATTTTAAAATAATTGTAGAGACCATTACTGGACATGTAAACAATTTTGCCAAAATACTAGGTGTAGAACGCAACAAAAAGAAATATGTATGCACAGAAGCTTGGATTAATATTATGAAAAAATACGACTTCCAAGATTTTCATCATCACCATAGTAGTACATTTTCGGCTGTTTATTATGTATCGGTGCCTGAAGGATCTTCTAATTTAGTTTTTGAAAGCCCGTTAGAGCCAGACATGTGTCCTGTTGCAGCTACTATACCTAACTACATGAATGTGATGACACACGATTTTATACCAAGTCCCGGTAGTCTTGTCATATTCAGAAGTTATGTTAGACATTGTGTTCCAAGACACTTAATCGATGATGAACGAATTTGTATTGCTTTTAATTTTAATTAACTATGCCAGATATCGACCTCGACTTTGCTGATAGAACTCAAGCACTAGCTGTATTAAAACATATAGATGCTAGTCTCGACGGTTCTTTTAAAAAGCACAACACTGGTATATATTGTACTAGCATTCCATACAACCCTGCAACTGGAATAAGTACTATTGATTATAAAACAGCCGAAGATCGCGGATATTTTAAAATAGATTTTTTAAATGTCAGCGTGTACGAAGGTGTTAAAAATAAAGAACACTTAACACAATTAATGGAGACAGAACCTTTATGGGATCTACTAGAGCAAGACGACTTCGTCGATTTACTCTTTCACGTGAATGGGCACGGGTCTATATTGAGACAGGTCAAGCCCACATCAATAGAACAATTGGCAGCAGTGCTAGCTATGATTCGGCCAGCCAAGCGTTATTTGATAGGAAAAGATTGGACAACGATACTGTCGGAAATTTGGATAAAACCAGAGAATGACGAATATTATTTTAAGAAAGCGCATGCTATTGCGTATGCACATGTAATTGTAGTGCAGATGAATTTAATCTGCGAAAGAATTAGCTACGAGTTTAATTAACGAACTTTACGTACTAGCTGAACACTTTTTCGTTTAACACGTTTTAGTGTAAGATTCATTAAATTTACTACTGGGCCTAATATAATACGTGTGTCTTTGCTATTGAATGTTTTAATAGCATAATTAAAGGGTTGTATTTCATCTCTGCAGAATACAGTAATAGGAAATTGGCGATTGCTTTCCCACCACCATACTTCGCCGATTTCTAAAAATACTTTTGTTTCCTCTGGTGTTTTTAAGGCGTTTAGATCGTAGAAACTAGTTACAAACTGATCTTGGTTTATTATAATTCCCACGTATTCGTTTTCACCATAGTTGATGACGCTAATAAATGGTAGATTTTGTTCAATGTTGTCTCTTAATTTTGCCATAAATACTATTAAAGGTCCTCGCCAATGCAAAAAGTTCAAAGTTATTTATATCCTAATAGAGCTATACTATTAGCCAATTTGGCAGGATTCACTGTGGAGAATAAAGTCGTGTACGCAAGAACAATTAAAATTTATCAAGGCGTGGATAACGTCATAGAATTCGATATCCAGAACGCTGATCAAAAGCGTATAGACTTATCCGCATTAACTAACATGGAAGTTAATGTAATGGATGCAAGCGGTAAGGCTTTAGAGAGTAGCCCGTACTCCTTAACATTGCTAGCATCAGCTACAGCAACTGGAGCTACAGTAGTTGCGCCGATTCCAGTTGCAAAAACTACATCAGCAACAATTACAATACCTACAGCAAATATTACAGGCAATTTTTTAAATTCCAATGTGTTAACGGGAACAAATATAGTAGGACCGGTTATAGTTTCAAGTGTATCAGTCGATGTCGATAGTGCAACAACATCATTAACAGTTACATTTCCCAGCCAAACTATATCTGGGCATACAGGAGTAACACTAACTAGTGCTATCAAAGGGCTAGCAAAAATCATTATTCCAGCAGAAGACATTTCAGATATAGATAGTCAAAGTTTAACTTATAGTGTTATAGCCGTAGATAGTTCAGGAAATAACATAGTATTATATACAGATAGTTTTTTTAGCGCTGCTGGTAGAATTGATGTAATCGGTAATGCTATGCCGAAAAGTCGAAAAACCATCATCTACGATAAATTTTCAGGTGAAATTAATTACATGGGTAATGTAATTAATCATACCAGTGCAATTCCTTGTAAATTTTATGAAGCGCAGGCTACAGAATACATGAATTTTAGAATCAATATGACAAATTTTATTGGAACAATTTATGTAGAGGCCACAGAAGATATGACTATTTCTGTAGAATCATTCAAGGATGCCGTACAATTACAATCAATTACATATTCAGTTCAAACTTCTACAACGGTATCATTTAATAATATTCCAGTGATAAATCCAGCAACTGGAAACAGTTATAACTATATGCGAGTTAGTTGGTTGTATCCAGATGTTTGGCAATACGGTGCTCAGCAAAATCCAGCATTAGTTTACGGAATGGTTAATACAGTTACCGTTATCAGTTGATTTTAATCAAATAACGTGTTATACTTAGGCATGAGCCTAATTGCAGACACTTTACTACAATACTTGCCTGGCAAGAGAAAAAATACTCCAAGCGGTTGGATTGGGTTTAATGCTGTCTGTTGTGATGACAAGAGACAGCGCGGTGGCTTTATTGTTAATGGTGGTGATGCTGTAAGCTATCACTGTTTCAATTGCGGATTCAAATGTAGCTGGCAACCAGGTAGACACATTAGCCAAAAAATGAATAAATTCATGCGGGATTTAAATATCCCCGATGATATCATTGCACAATTAAGGCTAGAAGCACTGAGATTAGACGAAAATAATACAACAGAAATCCGTAGTATTATTCCAAAATTTGATGTTCGTGCGTTACCTATGGATAGTCAACTAATTACAGACTTGTTAGTTGACCTTCCAGAAAAACTTATACCTGTGCTAGAGTACATGGTTAATAGAAAAATTTACCCTGAAGATTTTCCTTTCTATTGGACTCCTAAAGTTGGATTCAGCAATAGACTTATTATTCCATTTTTATTTAATAATGAAATTGTAGGATGGACTGCTAGAACTATTGGAGATGCTAGTCCTAAGTATTTGAGCGAACAACAACCTGGCTATGTTTTTAATTTAGATAATCAGAAGGACAATCGTGAGTTCGTAATTGTCAGCGAAGGTCCGTTTGATGCGCTAAGTATTGATGGCTGTGCATTACTCGGAGCAGAGATTAAAGATAGTCAAAACTGGTTGTTAAAACAATTAGGTAAAGAAATAGTTTTAGTTCCGGATAGAGACCATGAAGGTCCTAAAACTGTTGAACGTGCAATCGAGTTAGGGTGGAGTGTTAGCATGCCTAACTGGCCCGATAGTGTTAAAGATATCAACGATGCTATAATCAAACTTGGTCGTCTAGCAACACTATGGCTAATTGTAAATAGTAAGGAATCTAACGGTTTGAAAATTCAATTACGAGCAAAAAAATGGTTTAAGGATACAGTATAATGGAATCTGGTGCATTTATATTAGGTATTATAATATTTCTTATAATTTTATTTCCATGGCAGGCAGCAGGATTTTTTGCGGTTATAGGTATTGTATGGTACTTGTATAACGAACACGAAAAAGCAGAGTCAGCTAGACTTGCCGAAGAAGAACGAAAAAAACACGAAGCCTACGTGAATGATTTGATTAAACGTTTTGGTAAAAACATTGCAGACAGAATATTGTTAGGTGATATTTGGGTTGGGCAAACTCGAGAAATGTTGTTAGAGTCAAAAGGATATCCTGGATATATTCAGCAACAACAACTTAAAACCAAGTATAAAGAAACATGGAGTTATGATCGAGTAGGCAAAGGAAAATACAGTACTAGTGTTGTACTAGAAAATAACATAGTAACCGCATACAGAATTTAAAGGACATAATATGAAAAAATTAATTAATTGGCTGTTAACTCCTTATCGCAAGTATAAAGAGAAAAAGGCATTTGAACAACGCCTAGAAGAATTACGTAAACGTGATCCATTTATATACAAATGATACTCTGGGGGATAAACGCTCTTAATCATGGCAGTAGTTTAGCTGTATTCAAAGATAATAAATTATTTTCTTTGGATAATTCTTCAGAAGATTTACTAGATGGCACCATACTTAATCGAGCACTAGGGCAAGGCGCACCAGATCGAATCTTCTGGTATGAGCGTCCTTGGATTAAAAAAGCTAGACAACTATATGCTGGACAGTATAGAACAGCTATGGATATGTCTGTATTACCAAAACGACATTTAACACAATTCAAATATGCACCTATCACATATACTCCTCACCATGCTAGTCATGCTGCCGCTGGGTACTATACTAGTCCGTTTAATCATTGTGCAATTGTTGTTCTTGATGCAATCGGCGAATTTGAGTGCGCCACGATATGGGAAGCAAAACACGGCAAAATGACCAAAGTGTGGAGCAGAAGTTATCCACATAGTTTGGGATTGTTTTACAGTGCATTTACAAAACTATGCGGACTTACTCCAATCAAAGATGAATACTTGTTACAACAAATGTCCCAGCAAGGAGACAAGTGGCGCTATTTTAAAGAAGTTAATAGTTACATAACTGGCACAGTTGATTTGAATTATAATTTCCACAGAGGGGTATTAAATTGGCCTTATCCCATTAATAATTTACAAGATCAGTGTGATATAGCAGCCGCAGTACAAGATGCATTTGAAGTACAAATTGGCTCGGTAATGAGCTTGGCAAAAGAATTAACAGGTGCAGACTGTTTGGTCTACATGGGCGGGTGTGCTATGAATAGTCAGGCAAATAAACGGTATGTTGAACCTATGTTTAAGTATCGTTGGAGTCTTCCTAACCCTGGAGATCCAAGTAGTAGTATTGGAGCCGTGCTATATCACACTAAACAGAGAGTATGGGATTATAACTGGAGTCCTGTCAAACACCTTGCAATTAATATTTAAAGAAACTATAATACACACATGAATGATAAAAAAGACCGCGCAAGACAAAACGTTGATTATGGATATGACATACAACGTGTATATCTAGAAATGATGTTGGCAGATGCTGGCACGTTTGTACGCTGTCAAAGTATTTTTGACAGTAATCTATTTGACCGTAAACTACAACCAGCTGCAGAATTTCTAACCAAATATGTAACTGAAAATAATGTATTGCCCACGCCAGACATTATCAATGCAGCTACAGGATCAAATCTCAAGGCAGCAGAAGATCTACGTGACGAACACTATGATTGGTTGATGAATGATTTTGAAACATTTATTAGACACAAAGGTCTTGAACGTGCTATCTTAGAGTCAGCTGACTTGCTGGAAAAAGGTGAATATGGTCCTGTAGAAGAAAAAATTAAACAGGCTGTACAAGTGGGCCTACAACGTGACATGGGCACTGATTACTTTGCTGATCCCCGTGCTAGATTGATGCGTATTAAGGATAAAAATGGACAAATATCCACAGGTTGGAAAGCCATCGATGATAAACTATATGGTGGATTTAATCGAGGTGAGCTTAACATATGGGCTGGCGGTAGTGGTGCTGGTAAGAGTTTGTTTTTGGCTAATCTTGGAGTAAACTATAGCCTAGCTGGACACAATGTCTTGTATCTGACACTTGAATTGAGTGAAGAACTGGTTAGCTTGCGGGTAGATGCTATGGTAACTGGAATACCCACAAGAGAAATTTTCAAAAGCATTGACGACGTGGAAATGAAAGTCAAAATGATTGGAAAAAAATCAGGACAATTCCAAGTCAAGTATATGCCAAGCGGCAAGACAGCCAATGATATTCGCGCTTATATGAAAGAGTATGAAATCAAAATGGGGCGCAAGATTGATGTACTACTGGTAGACTATATGGACTTGTTGTTGCCCTTGAGCAAGCGTATCAGTGCTGAAAACTTGTTTGTCAAAGACAAATATGTCAGTGAGGAATTGCGTAATCTAGCTGTAGAAAAGAACTGTATATTTGTCACAGCGGCACAGCTAAATCGCGGTGCTGTTGAAGAAGTTGAGTTTGATCACAGCCACATCTCGGGCGGATTAAGTAAGATTCAAACAGCTGATAATGTGTTTGGTATCTTTACCAGTCGTGCAATGCGTGAACGTGGACGTTATCAAATCCAGCTAATGAAAACACGTAGTTCCAGCGGAGTTGGTCAAAAGATTGACCTAGAGTTTAATATTGACACACTGCGTATTTCAGATTTGGATGAAGAAGACGGCTATGGTCACGGACAAGCCAGTGCAGGCAGTGTGTTGCTCAACAGTATCAAGCAGCGACAAACAGTTAACAGTACCACAGGTGAAATCGTAGACAACGGTACTCCGGCACCTAAAGTGCAGGCCGAAGTTGCCAGCAGTAAATTAAGGGAACTATTAAACAATTTGCCTAGCGATGATTTGTAATTTTTGGTCAGAAAGATAAGTACACATATAATAACCAGGTAGCGAAACATGGAACTTCATCACATTAGAGACATCACTGATCCCCTAGTCAGATTAATCAAGGACGACCCTGTTCGTCCACACATTCCCCTTGAGCAACGCATTAACGAAGCAGCAGAAATACTCATACTCAAAGCAGGAGAAGAAGTGCTGGCAGCCACTTGTATGCAATGGCTCAAAGGTGTTCCCGAAACTGAGGAAGACCTAGTTAACATGAGCAAGGACAAGGAAATTGCTGTATTTTACACCATATGGAGTTATGCTCCAGGAGCCGGTGCTACGCTGCTGCAACAGGCCGCCGAGTGGTTGAAAAAAGACTATGCTGATCTTAAAGGCATAGTTACACTAAGTCCTCAAACGCCCATGGCACGTA